GATAATGGGGTGTTCGGTATCGCGGCTCTTGAGGCCAGCCGAATACACGCCGATCTGATGCCAAAGGTCGGGCGCCAGGGCATGGAGCTTGTCCACCGCCTGTTCGAGCAGCTCCTTGACGTGCGCCAGTACCAGCACCCGCCCGTTCCACTGCTGCACCGCATCGCGGCAGATAGTGGAAATAAGGATGCTCTTGCCGGCGCCGGTGGGACAGACTACGCAGGGGTTGTCATCACGCCGACGCAGGTGGTCGTACACGGCGCTGACCGCTTCGTTCTGATAGGGCCGAAGCTGTATCACCATGTAACCACCGTCGTCAGCAAGGCAGCCGCCAGCCAGCAAATGACCTTGCGCCAATCGCCGGTTGGCAGATAGGCCGCTGCGGCGCAGACATCCAGGATGATCAGGAGCGTGGGGAAGATTTTGTGCATGTCAATTCGATTCCGGATTGGAGGTCTCCATGGGGTTGTTGCAGATCGGACATCGCTGCAGGGGAAGGGCCATCAGCCGCACCACCAAGTTGCCGTTAGGCACAACCTCGCCTCGTCGGGTCAGCAGCAGATCGATCTGGCTGTCATCTTTGTAGAGGCCCGCATGTTCAAGCGCGTCACAAACGCTTTTTTGTAAATTGTCCAAATCACGACGTCGCCTATCCGGTGGAAAGGCATCCATCGCCAGAGCGATACGGCCACCGTAGGGCGGCTGTCGTGGCCCGCCCCCGCCCAGGAGGGCACAGACATTCTTGCGGAACGTCCGGCCCTCCCGGCTGATCAGCGTACGCGGCCCGACTCGTCGCCAGTAGTGGTTCACGCTGGGCGGATAGGGCAAAGAGAGCTTTGCTGTCACCACTTGGCCTCCTGGTTGCCCCAGTCCGAGGTCAGCAATTTGTGCAGCAGGATTCCCACAGCCGTCACCACTGGCGTCAACGGCCCACAGACAATCGCAAAGACGATGGCGTAGAGCCGTTCATTACGGGTCCAGCGGCAGCCCATAGCCACATGGGTCCAGCGGTACAGGACGTATCCCAAGGGGGCACAAGAAATCCAGAAACAGCAGAAGAGTGTGAACATCATGGTTCCTTTCGGTTAGCGTTGCCATGGTGGGGTGGCGTCGCTCACCGGGGCCTGCGGCGGCTGGCCGGCAGTAACGACCTTGGATTCGTAGCCCTTGATTTCGTTGGTCAGCTCATTGTTATCGGCGCGTTTCTTGACCTTGACCGTGATGAGCAGCGGAATGTTGTGCAGCTCGACGCTGTCCCGGGGCTGCATCACGCCGATGGCCCTACAGATCGCCGAAAGGTTGCCCCGCGCGATCTTCTGCGTCAGGTCGCTGGGATGGTTGATGCACAACCGGTCCCACACCTTGCGGCCTTTGTAGTCGCCTTCAAGAACCGTAAACTCCAGTTGCAGGTAGCTGCCGTCACCCTTCTTGGTGGCCTTCATTTCCGATTCAGTAATGGCGGCCAGATACTTGCCCGCCGGGATCGGCTCGAAGTCAGCGGTGGGTTCTACTTCGTTCGCGTTGAAACCATTAAGATTCGCCATGGATCAATTCTCCTTGGGGTTAGTGTTTACTGGTGTCTTATTCTCTACAGGCTGTGCGTGCCGGGCAGGGTTGGCGTTGACCGTCAGCGCCTGCACTAACGCCGACCACGAGAGGGCCAACTCGCCAGGTAGGTCGTAGCGGTTCTTCGCCACGCAGGCCGGACTGCCGACGGTGCGAAGCACACGCTCACCACCGTCCTTGCCGAGCCCAGCCGCAATGGTACGGTCGCGCCCGAAGCCGCCGTCTTCGGTCTTGGTGATGATCTTGCGGGTGGCAAACAACACGGCATCCACCCACTCGGTGATCAGCGCGGTGGCGTGCTTGTGCAGGCGTGGCGAGTAACGGTCATAGGCCGCGTGCTCGGGGTCCTCAAATTTCTCGACCTTTGCGTGCGCCAAGAGGATCACGCACATGCCACGTTGGGTGCGTAGCGTATTGAGGTCGTTGAGCACCTTGCGCCAGTGGGTCAGGGCATGCGTGTAACCCTTGGCATAGCCGCCATCGACTTTCTCGATAGTGCTCACGCCGTACTGCTCGCAGAGCACGTCCCAAATCAGACGCTCCAGCCAGTCGACCGAATCCAGCACGACGGTTTCAAACTCGTGCTTTTCATGCATCAAGGCATGCAACGCCGCTTCGACGTCGGCCAACTTGCCAGCCAGGGGGAAGCTGGCGCAGTCGATCTGGTCGAGGCCGTCCTCGGTGGGGATAAAGATCGGATTGGGTGCCTGCGCTGCGGTGGTCGACTTGCCGATACCCTCGGTGCCGTAAATCAGAAGCCTCGGCGGCGAAGGGCGTCGGCCGGTGTGAATGTGTTCCAGTAGTGACATGTTTGTCCCTTTATGCCTGTGTTTGTCAGTTGCGATTTCATATCCGTCTTGCTGGCCAGCAAATGGCAAGCGCGGGAATCGAACCCGCATGGCGAAGCCTCGAAGGCCTCGTTAGCCCAGCCCTGCCGAAATGCGCCCGGGCGGCTGTAGGGAGTCCGGCCGTGTTCCCCCGTGATGGCATCCATGCCGTACGGCAGACCGCGAGCGCCCGGGCGCGGATGATGGGTCAGGGAAAATCCAGAACGCGAATCTCCTCGTGGCCGGTCGGAAAGGCGTCGATCTCCCAGGCCCGACGCAGACGACGGATCGCCGCCTCGTTCTCCTGTCTGGCGATGGCGAGGGTGTTGTCGCTTAGCCGCCACACGCCGCAGCGGAACGGCTCCGCCTTCTCAACGGCGACGATATAGACAGGCACCAACTCGTCGAGCACCTGAGCCAGCACAGCCTGGTAAAAAGCGAGCTGGTTGTGGTAGCGCCGACGCTTGGCATCGTTCTCGAACCACGTCAGATCGGCCGTCGTCTTGAGATCAACCACGCCCCGGTGGGGATGCAGCCAATCCAAACGCGCCTGACACGGCGTGTCGCAGTAGAGCGTGCGGATGACGCCTTCGGAGCGGCCGTACAAAAGCAAGTCCACCGCCTCGTCGTTCATGGCCACGCCGCTGGCCATCTGCTCGATCAGCTCGACGTTGTCATGGGAAAGGACCGGCTTGCCCTGCACCTTGGCCCACTCAGCAAAAGCCTTGGTATTGGAACCGAAGGGCTTCTGCGTGCGGGGATTAATGGGACCGCCGAGGGCGAACTGGGATTCGTAGGCGTCCCGGCCTTCAAGAATGCGGACATGGGCCGCGCGACCGATCAGCAGCACCGGCGTGTCTTGCTCAGGAATCAGGCCCAACTGTTTCTTGCGATACAGCCAGGGGCAGGCCATGAAGTCGAGCAACTGATGGCTCGACAGATACTCACCCGCCTTCGCGTGATATTCCTCAGCCGGCTCGGCTTCGAGTATGTTCAACTCAATGTACAGCTCGTCGTGCATGATTCACCTCGTGTGCGTTTGTGTCCGTGGGTTTGCCAACTACATCCGCACGGAGGCCGAATCTGCCGCGCTCGAATTACAGAAACCAAGCTTCGGCTCCATGAAGTACGCACGGGCCTGGGCGATCAGACGGTAGATCGAGTTGCGATGGATGCCCATCGCCTCGGCCGCTTCTGTGGGCGACAGGTGCATCAGTAGCCTGCAAGCCTGCCGCAGCCGCTGGGGCATCCGCTCCAGTACGACCTCAATGTCCAGCCGCAGCTCAAGCTGGGCCAATTCGTCTTCGCCCTCATACGCCGGGTTGTTGACGGCCGAAGGACCGCCGTCGGGTGTCTGGGAGAGACCCATCGGCCTGCCTGCCTCGCGCTGCCGCATACGGCACTCAGCCTGCGCGAGTTTCTTGACCGCCAGGTCGAGTACCCGGCATGCGTAGGTGTGCCAGGTGGCGGACCCGTTCGGGGCAAACCGATCCGCTGCTTTGAGCAGTTCGACGACCATCTCCTGGGCAAGGTCGTCCCGACGATCATCCGGCAGTCGGAACTTGATAGCCAGCTGCCGCGACCTGAAGTCAATCCGCTTCAGGACGTAGTCGTCGATGAGGTGAGAGGAAGGGGTTTCGCGGCCGATGTTGGCCGTCCGCCGGTCGGAGTTCGTGATCTTCACTTGTCACGCCTTTCCCGTGCCGTAGGCACGAAAAAGGCCCGCTGAAGAACACCGGCGGGAGCGCTTCAGCGGGCCTTCATGTGATATTGCCTCGCCGGCTTTCGCTCTTCACCGGCGGGGCGTCACATCAGGCGTGACAAAGTCACATTTCGCGTGACTTCATGTTTTTCTTAGCTCAGAACCCAGTTCACCTCCTGGTCGGGCTCGTACACCATCTCGGTGTGTGTTTTGATGCTGTTGCGGAGATGCATCGCCAACTCCGCATCGCTTTCCTCGATCTTCTCGTAGGCGATGCTGATGACCCTGGCGATGCGCCGCCTGGCCTTTGCCACCTCGTCACCCATGGTGCGCGATCGCCCGCCGAGACCCAAAGCTGAAGACAGATACGCTGCGATCTGCGCGATCTCCGTTTCGATTTCGGAGATGCGCTCATGGTCTGCATGTTCCCGCTCAGCGACGAGCTGGTCATACCGTTCCTGGCAGTTCTTGATGGTCTGCCGATCCACCACTTCATCCGCTTCCGCACGGTCCGCCGCCAGGCCTTCTGCGGCGGGGATCACTGCGGCACCCGCAACACCCGCCACATGCGCCATGAGGCGAACTACATGGATCCGCTGACCTTGGTGTGCGAGCAAACGATGGATGAAAGTCGCGCCTTTCAGATTGCCGTCCAGGAACGTTTCCTTCTCCGCGAACCGAATCGCCCACATGCCCTTCTTGACAAACTGATACTCCGGTCCAGCGGCGACCATTCGGTCGGAAAGATGGCGGGCACAGTAGGTGTTGCGGTAGGTTTGCCACACGGGCGTCGCGCAGAACGTAGACCCGTCCCAGGCAACGATTTCTTCCAAGGAAATCACCGTGGCTTGTTTCTGGTCGAGTAGATCACGGGTGGCGCGATCGATCCTTGGCGACTTGGGCACTAGCAGGACAAATCCGTCCCGGGCATTGAGTAGCAGTCGCTGGATTTCAGATACGAGCAATTTGGTCGTGGGCGGCAGCATCAAGAACACCGGAATCGTCACGGCATCCAAAGGTCGCCAGTCGCCGAGGGGAAAGGCTCGGGGCAGGCCGCGCACGATACCTGGCTCGGCGACAACGTCTAATGCACCGGCAATCATGTCGCGTAGTGCAGTCGCATCAAGCTGATACTGCCGGATATCTTCTTCCGGCACATCGGTGGCTTCGACACTGCCCGTGGTCTCGCAAACCAACCGTCGAACGCCTCTGGAAACCACAACCTTCAGTTGCCGGTTGTCGCTGGCACGCCGGTAGGAGGGTGCAATCCCGTGCCCTGTGAAAAGCTGCCCACGCAGAAGGGGCCAGCATTCATTGCCGATGCACGCCTGCCATTCGGCGCCCGAAGCGTCGAGTCCTGGCCGAAGCCAGACAAACTTCCAGAAGTCGTCGAGCCAACTCATTTGTTGCCATCTCCCTGACGAGTGCGAGCGATAATAAATCCCTTGAGTGCCAGGAACTGATGGGCGACATCGGCATCCCGTTCATGGTCGTACACTGAGACGTTTGGCCAGTAGAGCCTCACATCTCGCTCGCCGCCAAGTTCATCGCTGGGCGTCAACTTCACGCCCATGCAGACAAGTTCTGCGCCTTCGGGGATTTCCTCACCGATTTCCTCCAAACCGGTGAATACGTCCTCTGCCTTGTGGGTGACGCAGTGGTCGTTGCCGCCATTGAATCGGTAGCGGAGATACGTCAGGCGGGCCGAGTCCAGCTCTGGCACATCCGTGCAGTCAAGAGCGGCTCGGCCCCGTTTACGCAGCGGCTCGAGCGTGTATTTGGCCACGTCATTGCGCTCGAAGAAGTTCGGGCTGTTGAACAGGCTCCGACCGAGGTACTGGCAGTAAGCTTGGCGTTCCCGTTTGCCGTTTCCCTCGTTGTAGATCGCCAATTCGCCTTGCTTGTGGTAATAGATTAGGAGGTCATAGGCCTCGGGGCGGTAGAACACGAGCTTGGGTTCGCCGTTCTCCACGGCGTTCTCACGCTTGAATGTCCCGCCGTGGCGAACGATGAACCAAGCCGCATCTTCCTTCTCGATTACCGAGACCCGCGTTCCCCGTCCCTTCTTCTGGCTGGCGTACCAACTGTCCATATCGCCAGAGAACTGTGCCAATTCTATCTGGCTCGGCTTCTTCCATTCAGGCAGTTCGTCGATTTTGGCGAAGTATGAGAGGAATCGCTTCTTTTTACGAAGGAGTCCGTGGGCTTGGTACACATCATAAAGGTCTTCCAGATCGTCAGGCGCATGTATCCGTACCAGCAGCGCCGCTTCCTCGATGGGCACCTCGTCGCCGAATTCGATTCCTTGTCGATCGGCGATCTCGTTGAGGTCCTCGATGTCGGCCATCTCTGCGACCTCCTCCCAGTAGAACAGGTCCGCCATCAGGTGGGCTGGCATTACCTCATTGGGCGAGGCCAGGACCAGCGAGAGGCGGTCATAGTCGATTTCACCGTCGGATGGTGGCATCACCCCTTCGGCGATGAAGTACTCTTCGTACTTGTGCAGCAAACGAAGCAGCACGGGTTGGGAGATGTGTTCGAGAAGTTGTGGTGAAGAGATGTGTTTAGGCGTGAAGCTACTGGCCACTTGGGCCTCCTTTCCCCGGCCCGGAATTGGCCAGACTGTCAAGCTGAACAGATCGATACCCTGGCCCGCGATCCATCGCGGACCATCTGTTACCTTACGCAAAGGCTGTGCCAATGTCGCGATGACGACACGCCAGAATATCGCTGGAAATCTAACTGTTTGACACTGAAGTGGTTAATTATGACAGGCCTTTTTGGGGTGTCTGCCGAATAGCGTCCGTACCCCCTGTCGCTCCTGTCAAGCTGGCAGTTGGGGGCCTAAACGCTGCCAGAATTTCCGCTGAATCGCCCAATTCGGCTCTGCACAGAGGGGGCGGAGGTCGCGTTCGGTGATTGGGTCTCTGCCCGACGTAACGCGGGGCAGGAAAAGGATTTCTTCCTGAATGGAGGGTGCGAGGTGCAAGAGATTCATGATCTGCGTGACGCGGGCGCGGCTGACGTAGCCCAGCTCCGCAAGTTGGGCTTGGTCGCGAATGGCCCCCTCGGCAATAAGGCCGTCGAATTTGATGGCCAGTGCCATCAGCCGTGAGACGCGGGGCACCCGGCCTCCGGGTGTATCGGTGATCGGGGCGGGGCCGGGCTTGATCTCCCGCTTGCCCTTGTTGGCCATTGAGAAGTGAATCTTCTTCGTCAGCGTCAGATCGTCGGGCATAACTCCTCCTCGCGTTGTTCAGCGGTCAACGTGCGGATGCCGGTCGGGTGAAACGTCAGCGAGATGGTCTCGTCCTCGCCATCGTATTCGATCCGTTCGATCAGCAGGTGGACCAGCTTGGCCTTGTGTGCCGGGGACAGCGTCTCCCACAGCGGATCGAACGCCTCAATAGCCCCGGCCAATTCGTCCGGTTTGAGCATCCGCTGGCGAAGCCTGGCGATCTGGGCGTTGATCTCAACGGCTTCCTGCTGGCGGTCGTGGATTTCCGCCTGCAGTAGCCCGAGTTGCCGCGTTGCCCTCTCATCAAATCCCGCTCGAGCGGCAACCTCGCCGACCTGGCGACCAAGCTCCTTGATGGCTTTATCCAACTCGGCTCGCTGGCCCTGCAAGGTATCCACATCTTCCTGAAGGTGGGCCTGCGTCGCCCCCAGCGCATCGTCTAGCACGCCGGGATCGCGGCCGAGCGCGTTGATCTGCTCGACAACGAAGTCTTCAAGCTGCTTGGCGGGAAGCGATGGGGCCGGGCACTCGCTCCAGCCATTCTTCTGGGCACGGATGCAGACATAGTAGCGATACCGCTTGTTGCCCCGCGTGGCGAAGTGGTGGCTCATCGCACAGCCGCACGCTTTGCAGCGTACCAGGCCCTTGAGTAGCGCACCGTACTTGTTGCGACTGTGCTTACCGCCAGAGTTGCGGTTTCGTCGCAATAGGCCCTGCACGCGGGCGAATAGGTCCTCGTCGATGATGGCGTCGTGTTCACCTTCGTGAACCTCGCCCTTATAGGTCACCTTGCCGAGATAGACGACATTCGTTAGCAGCTTCCGGAGAGCTGGCTTATCGAACTCCATCCCACCGCGCCACTTGCCCTTCGTTGTCTCGTATTGCTTGGTCTTCCATCCCAACGCCTTCAAGGACCGAATTGTCGGTAGCATTGATCCTTCTTCGAGATACATCCGATAGATCGCTCGAACGCGCTCGGCCTCGTCCCGATTCACCACAATGCGTGTGCCCCGGTTGTCGCGGACACGGTCGTAGCCCAGTACTGGCGGGCCACCCGTCCATTTGCCCTTGCGCCGGGCGGCAGCGATCTTGTCCCGCGTTCGCTCGGAGATGATCTCCCGTTCGAACTGGGCAAAGCTCAACAGGATGTTCAGCGTCAACCGGCCCATGCTGGTGGTGGTGTTGAACTGCTGGGTGACACTGACTACCGAGACGCCGTTAGCCTCAAGCGTCTCCATGATCTTGGCGAAGTCCATCAGGCTGCGGCTGAGCCGGTCGATTTTGTAGACCACGATGCAGTCAAGCCTCCCCTCGGCCACGTCGTTCATTAGCCGCTGAAACGCGGGCCGTTCAATGTTGCCGCCGGAGAAGCCCGCGTCGTCGTAGCGCTCGTCGAGGCAGACCCAGCCCTCGTGCTGCTGGCTCTTAATGTACGCCTCACCCGCCTCGCGCTGGGCATCGAGTGAGTTGAAATCGAGGTCCAGGTTCTCATCGGTGCTCTTGCGGGTGTAGACCACGCAACGCACCGGCTTGGGTTTGTCCTTGGCTTGGCTCATTTGGCCTCCTTACACGGCTGTTCGCGGCTGAAGAACTTGAAACCGTTCCAGTGCCCGCCGGTGATCGCATGGGCGACGGCCGAGAGGCTCTGGTATCGCCGCCCACCGTAGGCGAAGCCATCGTCGAGTACATCCACGACGTACAGGTGGCCCTTGTAGACGCGGGTGATCTGTTCGCCCGGCATTGGCAGACGGGCGTCATGCGTGCGGCGGATGTACCTGCGGGCGGGCTGTTTTACGTCAGCGGGCCGGTCCAGCGGGGCCATCTTCAGGTCCTTTGGTGGAATGACCCGCAGGTCCTGATCACGGGCCAGTTGTCTGGCCCGACGCTTGGCCCGCTCCGACAGGCCGCCCTCAGCCAATGCCTGGATACGCCATGCGCACCGGCGGATCAGCCATTGCTTGTTGCCGCTACGGGACAGCTCACCGTACAGCTCGGCGTACCTGGTCCGCAGTTGCACAGGCGTCATATCCTTCAGCGCCGCCAAGTCCTTCTCAATGTTGGTGCGTTTCATGCTCAACGTCCTTTCTCACGTTGTTAACCATAAGTCACACTGAGCCATCAGGTTACGGCGAGCTCAAGCGATTTCTGTGTTCTTTCTTGAAGATTCTTCAGGTCTGATTCATGCTCGGAATCGGGCGGTGATCCAGGCCGCGACGGCGGGATGTCGATGGCCTCCGGCATCCGAGCGAGATAGCCCGCGAGCAACTCAATGATCTGGCGGCGGCGCTGCTGGGCTGTTAGAATGGATACGGATTTCTTTGTCCTGGGCAAAATGATCGCTCCTTCGTGGATGATGGCGTTGGGTTTGCCATCTATTCCCGCAGAGAGCGGTTAACTGCCGCGCTGCTTCTCAACGCGAGCGGGGTTGAACGTTTATCCTTGCTTGACGCTGCCCAAGACTAGATAAACCGCAATGGCGTATGAGTGCCAAGTTCCTGGTTTTGCAGACTGTTGGAGTATAATACTCCCCAAAAACTGGGCGCGTGATTAAGGTGGATTTGTCGCCTGGATCGATAGGAGATTCAGGAGACAAGCAGATGAAGAGCAAGCGGCGTAATCACAGCGGGCCTTTCAAGGTGAAAGTGGCTTTGGCGGCAGCCAGGGGTGATAAGACCCTGGCGGAGCTGGCCAGTGAGTTTGGCGTGCACCCTACTCAGGTCACCCAGTGGAAAAAGCAGTTGCTGGAGGCTCTGCCGGAGATATTCTCCCGTCGTCGCCAGCGTGATCGGCAGCAGCAGGACGAGTTGACGGCGGAGCTTTACCGCCAGATCGGCCAGTTGAAAGTGGAACTGGACTGGCTAAAAAAAAAGTCTGGATTTGACGCTTGAGCAAAAGCGTGCGGCTATAGAGCCGACGCACAAGCGGATATCGATCAGCAGGCAGTGTGAGCTGTTGGGTTTGGCCCGTAGCAGCCTTTACTACGTACCCTGCCGAGACACGGCATACAATGAGCACTTGATGGCATTGATCGACGAACAATATCTTCGCACGCCGTTTTACGGTGTGGAGAAAACGACAGCGTACCTGCGTCGTCAGGGCCACACGGTCAATCCCAAACCCATTTCGTCGTCTGATGCGTCTAATGGGCTTAGAAGCTATTTATCCGCGTCCTAAGCGTGGTTTGAGTACGCCCGACAAACAGCATAAGGTCTATCCGTACTTGCTCAAGAACGTTGCCGTGATCCGTCCGAATCAGGTGTGGGCTGCTGATATTACGTATGTTCGGATGTATCACGGATGGCTGTACTTGATGGC